GTGTTCTACTTCGCCGGGGTTATCGTTAATATAGCCTATTATTTCGTCCGCTAATGTTTCAAAGGTGCAATAGGTAAGGGACTTATTGTCTTCGCTTACGTCCTGAAACATGAAATGGTCCGCCGTTGTGGGGGTGGCCGTTCCGTGACTATCCCAGTCGAATATCTGCAAATTCTTGTTGTGCCATCCTGCCCGCGTGGCATAGTTAAGGCTATCAAAACGGTAGTCCCCTACTACGTCGTAGGCGCTATTTCCGTCCGGGACCGCAACAAAGTCGTCTATATCGCCGACCCAGTATTGCTTCCATACGCTAGACGTAAACTTACCCAGTACCCAATAAACATTTGTGTCGTCTGAATTGTTGGGATTAGCGGCCCCGTATTGGATTTGCAGATAGTCGGGGTTTAGGGCCGGGTCGTTGTCTACGCCTACGGCTTCAGTAAGTCCCAGGTAAACGTAATCATTGGCCCCTATACCCGAAACGGTTTCATATTCTTTCCCTGGGTCCGTTGCTAGGGTTATGGGTATGCCTAGCCGCGTCCAGATACCTTGATAAACCAATACACCGCCCCCGGCCCCGGTTTGATCTACGACCAGGAAGCGATTAGGCCTGTTCTGAGTGCTGTCGCTATCATCAATAACGATCTGCCAGCCCATACCTTCCCCGCCCGCGGGCTTGTCTATGTGGCAACCGATCCCCTTTATGTCGTTAAGGATATTAGCCAAGGTGTTGAGCCAGTTGGCTTGAATTGACGCTAGGGGGTCGTCTGCCTTGAATGTACTTTTTAGAGGAAACATATTTGCAAATCCTTAAGGTACAGGAATCCAAGCACCAGTTACGTCTATAGTTGTCTGCACTGTATAGCCCCCCGCCTGGTTGTAGCTTGTATGGCTATCGGTGCAATTCGTCAGAAGAATATCCGCCGCCGCCTTGGTCGCCGCCATGGACAGGGTAAGGCCGGGGTAAGTGGTAACGGTAATAGTCCGCGTTTGGGTGTAGTAGGTAGTTGTTCCCCAAACAACCCACATTCTGTTGATCATAAACTTTTGACTTTGGATAATGGTCCCCGCCGCCGTAATGGTACCTAACCAGGCCATAATTAACCCCCCTTCTTAAGGACCAGAAGCCCGTCTATTTTCTTGCGTATCTGCTCAATATTGTCGGCGTTATCTTTTTCTTGCTTCAGCTTCAGCTTTTCCGCGTCCCGCTTTGCCTGCTCAATGTCTTTCTTTGCCTGTGCCGCCGCGTCCTTTTGTGCCTGTTCTAATATAAGGCGCTCTTCGTGGGGGCTTAATCGGGCACCCTTCCGGGCTTTCTTTCCTAGCCTGTCAACCTTTTCGCGGCCCTTCTCAAGCTCTCTAAGGGCCAGGTTTTCTTCTTTGGTTAAGTCGCCTACGTCCGCTTCCCGCTTCTTAAGGTCTGCTATTTCTTCCAGACTGAAAGCCCTGTCTTTCGCTTTCTTGCGGCCCATGCGCCGTCTTGCCTTGCGATCCCCTGAGCTTTCCAAGCGTTGCGCCTGGGTCCGGTCAAACGCTGCGGTCCAGGTTTCCTTCCGGTCTTCTGCGCGCTTCAAGCGGCCTTTAATGTCCTTTTGCTCCTTCGCCCCTTCATGGTCGGCTACCTTCTTCTGAAGGCCCGCCAGTTCCTTGGCCGCCTTTTCCGCGTCCTTCTTCTGCTTGTCTTCAAGCTTCTTCTTTTCCTTTAATTCCTTGGCCGCCCGCTTCTTTGACGCTTCAACCTGGGCCTTTGCCATATCTTCTTCGATACGCTTTACGGCGGCAATCTCTGCCTTTGCGGCTTCCTCTTTGGCCTTAATTGCGGCGGCGGCTTTCTCTTTACCTATATTTTCAGCCCTGGCTTTTCCGGCGCGGATTTCCGTGTCTTCTTTATCTTTTTCATAAGCTACCGATTCGATTGCTTCGGAAGGGCTTAACCCGCTGGCTATTCCGCCAGCTACGCCCGCAACAACGCCAACCCCTTTAAGGACCGCGCCTATACCCTTAACAATAGGGCTTAGAACCTTCCAAACCCAACCAAGGGCAATACCAACGCCCGAAAGGGCATCCATAGCGCCCTTAGCCCAGCGGTCCAGGGAGCCGTTATTCCTTAGCTTGTCAATCCATTCAATAAGTATCTTTATTTTGTTCTTGGCCAAGTCCTGGAACCTGTCCCCGAAGTCTGCAAGGGCGCCGTCCCACTTGTCCTTAAGCGTGGAAACCAAGCCTTCCCCTGTTTGGCTTAGAGCCTCCATACCGCCCTTGCTCTTTTCCAATTCTTCCCGCAAGACCCGCCAAACATCTATATTATCAGCCCCGGCCTTCTGCAATTCTTCCATTTTGTTACGGGTTGCCCCGGACATAAGGCCCATTTCCGTAAGGCGCATTGCCGCTTCACCAAAGGGCTTGCCGTTCTTGATAGCTCCGTAGGCCCTAGCGGTCCACATTCCAACCTCTTTAATGTCGAAGCCGGACTTTGCCGCCGCGTCACCTACCAGGGTAAGAGAGTCCTTCATGCCCAGTACGTTATCCGTCATAGAAAGCATTGTTTTGGAAGCTTGAGCCAGGTCGGAAAGCTGGAAAGGGGTACTATTCGCAAACTCCGCCAAGTCCTTAAAATGGTTTTTAGCGTCTTCCATGTTGCCAAAAAGGATAGAAAACTGGCTTTTGTATCGCTCAAATTCAAAGGACTTTTGCAGGGCCTTAAACATCACCCCACCCACCGCGGCTATTCCAACCATTGCCGCCCGGAAGCTTAACAGGCTTTTCAGGGCACCCATAACCCCGGCGCTGAACTTCTTACGGAATTGGTTGACCGAAGCGGCAACCTTGTTAAAGCCCTGTTTGGCAAGGTTCTTTACTCTGACTACAATGCTTAATTCTGGGGGCATACGTCCGCCTTTTCTTCCCGCTTACGGCGGGCCAGGTGTTTATCCCTAATCATTCTAATGCCTACCTCAAAGCTATGCGTGGCCTTCATTTGGGCGCTGTTTACTGTCTGCCCGTCTTCCTGGTTTGCTTCGTTGTGACTGTGCAGAAAGCGAAGGCTTAACGCTTGCGGCTTACTCCATAGCCAGTATTCCATATCAGTGCCGGGGTAGGCCTTCATAAGAATAGAGCATAGATCAAAAAATGCGGTTTCGTCCAAGTCCGGGGGAAGGTCCGCTTTATCATCTTCTAGGATTACCTGGTTACATTCCGGGCAAACCTTTTCTTCTACGCTGGCGCTTGCTTCTTCCTGTGCCGCAAGGCGGCCTATAGCTTCCGCCAACTGAGTCCTAGTCGCCCCGCATACGTTAGCCCATGCCTGTATAGCCGCCTTTGCTTCTTTGGCGTCTACAAGGTCAACTAGGACTTCCGGGCGGTGGCTGTAGTAGTGGGAAAAGGCTATTGCGTAAAGCTTGATTTCCGGCAAATCATCAAACCAAGGCACCGCCCTATTGTAATACCAGCGTGAAGCGCCTATAGACCAAGGCCATAGGGTGCAACCCATAACCGTTACAGGGTTGCCCAGGACAGATAAACCGGGCAACCCTTCCGGGTTTTCTAGGCGCTTCCCAAGATCGTGCATGGTAATAACGTCGTCAAAGTCAGGGGTTATCCCTTCCTTTTTCAACCGTTCCAGGCCGTTCTTAGCTGTTAATGATAGACTGGCAAGCTTCACGCTAGACCCCTTCCATAAGGTTAGGCTAGTCGCGTGTCAGGCCCTTAGTCGCGTTAATTGCAACTTGATCGAAGTCGCTATTACTGTCGGAAGCGTTAGAACTTGTAACGTCCCAGCCTGCAGTTGCAAGCGTGGGCACACCGTAATAGGTCGCTGTTACGTTCTCCGTACCGCCGTGATTATCTCCGGCCAGGTGTTCCCCGTCTTTGCCTAGAACGTCGGTATGGTCGGCGGCCAGGGTGTAGTTGGCGGACACGCAAGACGAAGTTACCCCAATATCAATGAACAAGTCAACACAAGCAAAGCCAGCGGGCAATGCAAAGCCAGAAGAAAATTCTACCATTTCGGTATCAACGTGCGCGTTGGTGCCGTGGTTGTGTCCCGTAACGGTTACGCTAGGCCAGCCGTTATTGGTATAGGCAACCTGTACCTGGTCCATGTGATAGCCGCCAGAAACCTTACCAATTTTAAGGTTTGTAAGGAGAATATATCCGGTAACGGCGGTATAGGTATAAGTGACGGAAACTTGGGTCTTAGAATCATGCGTTACGCTAACAATTTCGTCTCCGTCAAGCCCCAGGGCGGCAACGCGCGTAAGCTGGGTATCCAAGCTAGACGTTTGGGCCTTAAAGTCACCGCCCAGCGCAAACAAGTCGGTTGCAAGTATTCCGCCTACGGCAATATCAGCCGCCAATAGGTCAGCCCCCAGGGGTGCGTCCTTTGGTGCCGCGCTCTTAGCGGCTACCGCGTCAATTTTCTTTTTTGCCTTATCTGTCATTGTGTTACCCGTCCTTTCTATGCGCCTAATTGTTAGTTATTGCCATAAATCACGCGGAAGCGCGCGCGTAAAGTGTAGACTAAGCCCAAAACTTCCCCTTCCGCGTTAGCGAAAACGTTGCTGTAGATTTCAGGGTGTTCCATTACATCAAAATTGCTTACGTTGGGCTGCAAGGCAAGGCCGCAACTTAGCTTTGTAGGGGGAAACTTGTTTTGTATTTGGCCTTGGGCCTTAATAGCGGCCGGCCTGGTTTCAAACTGCATCAAGAAAATGCCATTACCCCACCAGGCAGCGCCAGGGGCGGGGACTCCGTAGTTTTGGACTTGTTCCGGACCCCCTGAAATGGAGAAAACGCCCTTGTTTACCAGGTCAGGCTCTAGGTAGTCCCCCCTGCTTATGTCCTTATTATCGCCCACCTGAACCTCTAGGGCCGCGCCCAGAAACACCAGGCAAGCCTGTTCAGCCCTGTCAAAACTTGTTAAGCCTTCTGCCATAATTCCCCCTTAGTCGCCTATTCTATCAACTGCGTCCTTAAAAAACGAGTTTATTCTAGTGGCTTCACCCGTTATTACCCTGGTTATGTAGTTCCGCCCGGCCCGGCTTCCCTTGTCAACTGTCCCCTGGCCACGATTATATTTACCATAGTGCATTTTGTAGGCATACTTTCCAGCGGCATGGTTAATGGGTACGAAGATTTTAACGCCGCCGTCTATGACTTCAAATGTAATACCCCGTTCCAAGTCGCCGCGTCGGAAGGGCGCGTTTCTTCGGGCTTCACGTTGGATAAAGAAGCCAGCGTTAGTGCTGGCCCTTTTAATGGCCCTGTCCGCCTTCTGCGGTTCCCATCGTAGCCAGCGAGTCAGCGCGGGTATGCCTTTAATTGTTATTTCTGTGTTTGCGTCCTTGGGCATCGGTTAAACTTCCTCCAATACAAACGTGGTCGCCCCGAATTTACCCTTGCCCTTTTCTACCACCTTAAACTTAGAATTGCGCCCAAACAATACTTCGCGTTCTCCGGGATTCTTCGACAGCTTCTCTATTGCTTTGCCGTTTTTGCCCCGGATGGTCAATACTACATCGTCCCTGTTTGACAAATCAGTACCAAAGGAGCTTCGGCTAGTAGATAGGTAAGATTTGAAAGATACATCTTCGCCAACCTTGAAGTCTTCTAAGAACTCCTGCATCTGGTCGGGCCTACCACCAAACCGCACTTGCCTAAACGTGTCCCCCTTAAAGTCCGGCATCTTGTCAAGCGCCTTGTCTATATTGCCCACAAATTCAGATTGCCCCTTACTTAGTTTGTCGCCAGCCCGAAGCTTTGTATTTAATGATAGGAAAGGGTCCCTTGTGTAATCTTCTATTGCCCCTTTTTCGGACCTTGATAGCTTCACTTTCGGCGTTGTGGCTTTGGTTGCCTTGGGCGCTGTCCTGTCTGCGGCCCGGTCTTCTGCCGCCAGCTTCTTTTCTATCTTCTTTGTGTTGGCTTCCAGGGATGCAATCTTGGCTTCCAAGTCTGCAACCTTCTTGGCCTGGGCTTTAGGCGTTGCTGGCGTTGCTGGCGTTGCTGGCGTTGCTGGAAGTGTAACACCCGCTCTGTCTGCCGCTTCTGAAGCCGCCAGTTCGTTCCTGAGCCGCTTAGTCTCGCTGGTAGGCTTGAAGTCCTTTGGGTCCGCCTTGGCTGTCTCTGTCAAGCTCTTAAGATCATCCGCCGCATTCTGGTCCTTTTCGGGTATGTCCCCAGGTGCAACTTGCTTCTTAGTCTCTGGAAAGCCCTTTTCTTCGGCGTCTTCCCGCATTTCTTCTTCCTGCTTTGCAACGCCTTCTTCTTCGCCGGGAAACATTACGGCCAGATAATGGCGGCAGCGTGGGTGGAAAACCCCGGCTTCTATGGCTTCGGAGTAAGAAGGGTATTTTGTGGACTTGCCGGAAATTGATATAATCTTACCCGTCCATTTCAAACAGAAGGGGCAACAGTTCCGGGGGATGCCGCCTTCAATGGTCGCCAGATCGTGCCCGGCTTCGGCCATTTGGGAAGTGTATGTTTCGCGGGCCGTGTTTGCGGCAAGCGTCCGGTTGAGCATATTAAAGTAGTTGTTGGCCGTCCATTTACGCCCGCTTTTGTCTATGAATTGCCAGGCCCCGCCCGTTTCTTCCATGACGCGCGCCTGTGCTTCCCTGCGCCACTCCTGGGCGGTCATACCTGTAGCGGCTTGCAATCGCGTGGTGTCAATTACAACCTTCCGCAAGGCGTCAATATCGGCCTTTAGCATACCGCCCAATTGCGGGGAAAGCTGGCCCGAAGTAGTCGCAACGCGCCCCGCTATGGTTGAAGGGGTGTAAACGGCAATAGCGGCGGCAAGGTACTTCTTAGAATATACGCTCCAAGCGTCCTTATAGGTCAAGTCTGGTAGATCGTCAACGGCTAGGCGGGTCCAATCCTGGGCAACAGAAGTCACGCTTTCAGCCGCCCAAACGTCAAGATTGCCCTGCAACGCCACATATTCCCGGCGTAAGTCCTTGTAAAGATTGTCCCTCAACCGGGCGGCGGTGGCTATATTGCCCTTCTTTGTGGCATCGACTATCTTAAGCTCGATACTGTTCTTTGACTTTAGAAGGGTTTTGCGTAGGGCAACGCCGTTCTGGATGGTTTCAGCATCAAGAATCTTTTGGCGGTCTTGCCTGGGTGGAACTTTGCGGGCCATTCATTCCCCTTTGTCGTATATACGTCAACTAGCCGCGGGCCACTTTAAGGCGGCCAACTCTGGCGAAGTTTAAGGCAATAGGAGAAATACGGAAGCCGCGGTTTTCGTCTTCCTGTACGCTTCCGATTTTCTTGACCTTGGAAGTTACGGTTTTGCGGATCTGGCGGTCCAGGATTTCTATAGCCTGTTCGTAACAAGCCCAGTCGTCACGCTCTCTTGTGGCTACGGTGTCGAAGATGTCCCCGGTGCCTGGTCCGTCAAGCGTCCGGTTAAGGTATGCTTCAAGCTCTCGCTTAGAAGTAGCAAGGGCGCCCGTCCTGGTTGCGGAGTCGTAATCCTTCCAATCAGCGGCCCGGTCGTGGTTAGTTGGGACAAAATACTGGTCCGCGCCGTCTAAAGTGGGTGTAAATTCTGACATAGCTTCCCCTTCTGGCCTTGAAAGGCGCCCCAGACGTTACCAGGGCGCCGTCCTAGGCTTACTTTCTGGGTTTGCGGGTCTTCTTGACCGCGGGTTTCTTTACGTCCGTCTTGGGGGCTTCAGGGGCTTCATGCTTTGAAGCGTTCCAGCCTTTAGCTTCCCAGGCCTTAACGTCCGAAGCGTTTACCTTGACCTTTTCCCCGTCTTTGAAGACTTCCGCGGTTTCAACTAGCGTATTCTCACACATTTCAGTCTTTCACTCCCTTAAGGTGCATCAAACAGCATGACGGTAGAGGAAATAGCCCCGCCGCCTATAGCCGTACAAAAGTAATTAGTTCCGCTGGGTGTATCCGTAACTGTGCAAGTTGCCGTTCCGGCGGCAGAGGTTAATACCCAATAATCAGCCTTGTCGGTTATCTGCTGTATTTCAACGCCACTAGAAACAACAAAGTTACTAGCAACCGCCGAAGGGGCGCCGCCGTCTGACTCTGAAACCCAACAACGCACCAGGACTTTATCAGCCTTGGCAACGCCTTCCAGGTCGGTAAGCGTGATTACAACTGAGTTAGTTACGCCGTCAGAACTGGCCGTAGCCACAGGAGTAGCCGCAAGCGCCTGTTTAGCCGCCTGTGCCGAGATAGCCCCTTTGTCATAAAAGGCGTCATTATCCGCAACTGCGTCTTTAGAAACAAGACCACAAACAGCGGCCAGCGATATAGCAGCCAATCCACATACAATAATTTTCTTCATGTTCAACACTCCACTTAAAAGTCCACTTCAACCCATAAAAAGAAACCCTGGCGCCGGGATTAGCCCAGCGCCAAGGGTGCAATATTTAACCTAGCCACAGAACAGCGCGCCGCCGTTAGGCTGGATCACTCTGCAACCAACAAACACGTCAAACACAATAGAGTCTGCCAAGCTTGTTATAGACGAATCCTGCGAAACGCGAACAGTGATACCGTTATGCGTTGCAATAACAGAGTTACCGCCAGACAATGGTGCTGGGGCAACAATCGCACCAGTAACCGCACTAGGATGGTAAACAAGGTTAGAATACCCAGCCGCTTCAAACGCTACAGCCGCGCCGTCACCAGGTTCAGCAACAAGAGCCGGAAAGATACTCATATTGGTATAAGTATTACCGACCGCGGTTATATCCTTGCGGACAACGTAGCGGGTGGTGTCACCAGCCAGGGTAAACGCTGTTCCGGCGTAAATCGTGCCCGTAGCGTTTGTAACTCCGTCTATGGTGATCAGAACCGCGCCAATAGCCGGGGTTCCAACGGTCAACGGCGTTCCGGTTATATCGCCAGCGGCGGCAGACCGGGAGAAAGCGCCCAGATTGCTGTCATTGGTCCAGTCAAAGCCGTAGCGTCTACCAAGCTCGCCTTCTCTGCCATTCATTGCTGAATCAGGCCCAAAATCAAGGCTTTGGAAGTTACTAAGCTGTGAAAGCGAAGCGTGAACTGTAGTATCAATAAGACCAAGACGGCCAGCCTTCATAAGCTTTAGGTCTGTAAGGGTCTTCTGAGCCGCGGCAACGTGCGCCATAGAAGAAGGCCTATTCGTCACTGTGCCAGTCAGATTTGCACGAAAGACCTGCATCTGCTTCAGGAAGTGCTTATCTATGCTGTCAGCGATACCGGACACTTTCGGGATCGTAATCAAGCGGGCAAAGTCGTGCATTTCAAGACTCTTATTCTTTGACGTAAGGTCTGCGCGCTTGTAAAACCATTTTTCAAGCTTAACAGCCACTTCGGTTTCAACTGCATCACCTGCGCTAGTTGATCCTGTCATTTCGTCGGCATCAGTAACGGGTGGCGGTACAGTAACTCTGACTTCGTCGCCAACTTTGTCAGCAAATAGGGCTTCATGGCTTCTTGAAACCATGTTACCGACAATCAAGCGGTTCGACAGAGTTATAGCCGCATCCCTTGCAATTGCTTCCGGTGTTATGAATACATTACTCATCTTGTCCTATCCTTTTGGCCTTTTGGCCGTTGTTTATTAAGGCCTAATCTAGTAGGCCGCTTGATTTCATGCTTGCTTCTCTCTCTGTCGCGCTCTGTTTCATGGGGTCTCCACCACCACCACCACCGCCGTCGACTGGTTGCGGTGTTCCAGCACCTGAGCCCTGAGAGTCCGCGGCTATTACGCCTTTGTTACTCTCTTTGAATGCGTCAATGGCCGTTGTGACCGCTGACTCATCCGCCAGGTCTTCAAGTCCAGCAAGGTGCGAATTCAAAAGAGTTCGCCCAGCTTCAGGGGTAATAGCGTCAATGAATTTCACTCCGCCTGCAATCTTATCCATTGCAACGGTCCGCTGTGATTTTGAGAAATCAGCCTTCATAGTTACAAGGGCCGCTTCGGCTGTCTCTGCGCGGGTAAGAACCTTCTGATTCTCGGCCTTTACTTTGTCAGCGTCAGACAATCCCGACTCCTTCAAGCTTGCAATCTCGCCTTCCAGCGTAACAAATTTGTCCTGTACCTCTTTCTTTTCGGAAAGAATACGGGCAGCTTTGGCTTCGGAGTCCTTGAATTTCTTTTCAGAATCCGCCGCCGTGGCAACAAGCGCCGTAAGTCCCGTCAGGCCGTCAGCGCCCAACAGTTCTTTAACAGCTTCATTACCAGCTAATTTGCTTAGTGTTTCTTTTGCATCCATTGTTACTTTCTCCCTTTCGCGGCTTTACGCTTGCCGCCAGCTATCCACCGGGAAACGGTCCCGGCTACCGTACACCTAGAATCGGTCTAGGCAACCTTTAAATCGTTGGTTCTGGTGGTCGCACCTTAACGGGTCCCAGCAAGGCTTCCGCTTCTTCGGTCGAAACCTGCAAGAACATCTTTATTTGAGCTATTGCGCTGGACCTTGGAACAGTACCCGCTGCAACTGCCGAAACTAGACGGTTGACGGCGTCTATTCGGGCGCCTACCGTACCCTGGTCCCCTTTAGCGTCCCCGCCTTCGTCTTCACCTTCGCCGCCGGGCATAACCTCAAACATGGCATTAGGTGCCCAGTTCTGTATAGCTTCAGTTATAGACTTTTCCGCTTTGTCGTCTATATCGGCGGTGCCTATCTGTTTGGCCCGGTCATACAGTTTGCCAAGCAAGAAACTGTTTAATTCGTCAGGCATAGACGCGGACAAGGCCTCAACGATATTCTTCATTTCTTCGCTAAAGTTGCCAACATCAAAGGCCCTGTTATAAACGGGGGTCCATTCTGCAATGGTCGGGTCCCACATCTTCGTAATCTCAACAGCCTTCTTTTCTGCGTCTTCCAGCATCTCTGCACGTTCCCGCATTACCTGGGTAATATCCAAATAGTCCCATGCTTTAGCTTCTGCGCTGGCAACTTGGCGCGTTTCCTGCTGTAACATAAGCCCCACCACTTCAAACATGGCGCTTTTAAGGGCGTCTATTTCTGTACGCATTAACCCGGTGGCGCTTGCGTCCGGCATCATGTAGCCCGGCGTAGGGTCGTCCTTGTCCAAGAGAATAGGATAGCCCTGGCCGAATACCATACTAACGGCTTCTTCAGCGTTCACCTCAAATTGCTGTTTAACGGTGTCCAGCAATGATGCAGGGACGTAAGGCTGCGGAAACACGCAATTAAAGAAGTTGGACCGATTAGCGCTTTCAAGGTCCATAATGGTCCGATTAACGCTCTCAAGGTTATCAAACTGATACGGCTCGCCGCTGATAGTGCCCACCACAACGAAGGGCACAACGGGAAGGGCTGTGCCGCGGCTAATCTCTAGCGGGACTTCTTCGTGTGATTCAATTTCGGACATACTCCCAGGCTTGAAGACAAAGGTTGTAACCTTGCCCGGTTCCCATAGGCGCCGGACCTTGCGGCATTGGGCTTTAATGTAAGGCGTAGGGGCCTCGTACTTGCTTTCTTCAGTAATCACCCATGCAATGCCGCCCTTGCTGTCTATGTGCCAATCCACAACATCTAAAGCGCTGTAAATCTTCCAGTAGGGGCGAAGCTTCAAGCGTTCCTTATCGGCCTGGGATACATTAGTAACGGGAAGTGTTTGCATATCAATGCCAATCCAAGCCCAGCCGCAAGCCGTTACTAGACTGTTAAGGCGACGGGTGAATTGGTTAAGGCTTTCCCCGTCCAGGGTAATATCTGCCAGAACTTCGTCCGCGATCCCATTACGGACAGGCCGGACCCCTAAAACGTGCTGGTTGATCTTCTCAACAATGCGGCCCAGGTAAGGGATGCAATGGCTTAACTCGCGGCGGCCCGTAATAAGGGAGCCGTCCCTGCGTTTGCATCCGTTCCAGTCGCTTGTAGCTTCCCCTGAAAACCTTGAAAGCCGGGCGTCTACATAAGGGCGCCCGCCCTTCATGCCTAAAATATTAGTGGTAAGCGGCTCTTTCCTTTCGGTGTAAATACGGTGTTCCCTGGTCGCTATTACCTTATAAACTTCTTCTGGCATTTTCGGCCCCTTTTACATGGTTGCAACCAAGCCTGTTTTAGGTTTCATGCAAGCATGATAACATATTGCTAGAGAATCGCAAGCATCATCATGTACACCCAACGGAAAAGTCTGAAAATGAAGCTTCCACTCCTTCAGCCATGGGGCACCTTTTGGCACGTGTACGTTGCCCATTTCAAAGATAGGCTCTAGCGGCTGGCATTTGACGGACTTGTCCCCCGGAAGCTGTGAGCGCGTCACAATACGCTTGCCCAGCAACACCTTTTTAAGCGTTGTATAGGCGTCCTTATAGGGTCCAAAGGATTCAACGTCAACGGGCACCCCCTTACCGTCTTTCTCTGTAGCGTTAATGATATGCTGGTCACGTTCCGGGGCTTCCCATTGCCCGGCAACGCAATCCTTAATCCAAAGATGCTCTATCCCGTTACTATCCTTGGTAACAGCGCCTAGTGTGCCCCATGTGAAGTCTGGGCTGTCCTTGTCGCGCTCTTTCTTGCTGCTGGCAAGGTCCCATGATCTCCTATAGTGGATTTCCGGGTAATCGACCAGGTCTTCTTCCTGCACCCCTTCCACGTTAAAGCGGTTGCCGCTATCTGGTAGCGCGTTACAATCTAACAGCGCCGAAGCCCAGGCCGGGCCTAGCATTGCGTAGTGCTTCAAGTACCATTCAGCGGGGAAGCGTTCAGGGAATAAGAAAGAGCCGTCCGCCTTCTTAGCGGGGAAGCGTAAAGACTCAAACGCCGGGAAATCCTCATCTTTGCCCATTTTCTCCCGCAATCGGCCCCGCACATCGTCAACGTGCCAGGAAGTAGCGCATAAGATCGTAATGGAAACAGGGGCAACCCTCATAAAGGCATCCCCGAAGCCTTCCCATTGGCGGCGCCGGAATGCTTCGCTTCTGGCTTCGGCCCTATTCTTGCAGAAATCATCTACAACCAGCAAGCCCGCGCCTTTACCTGTCAAGCTACCGCCAAGGCCCGCAACAGTAACAAGCCCGGTTGAGTCTTCTATCTGCCATTCCGCGGCGGTGTCCGCGCCCTTGGCAATCTTGACGCCGGGGAAGATTTCCTTGTATGCTAGGCTGCTGATAATCTCTTTGGCGTTCTTGCTGAAGCCCTTGACCAGGGAATCACCATAGCCGGAAAGGATAACGTCCGGGTGTACTTGCTTGCAACGCCCCAGGAAGTAGGGGACCAGTGCCCGGCTAACAAGGTCTGATTTCCCATGCCTAAAAGGCACTTCCAGGTCAAGGCAGGTAGAAATTCCCGCCAGATAGTCTTCTATGGCTTGGTCAATGCGGTTAGCAATGATTACGGTATGCAATCCCACCAGGAAGGGCCAGGGCTTCCACCATACGGCTTGCATAAAGGCAAGAAAGCTGGTCCTAGCCTGTCGGTTGCGCTTTTCCTTTGCCAACTTCAAGAGTAGCTTCTTCTTGCTCATACCTATCAAGCTCCGCCTGGGCTTCTTCTTCGGTCATTCCGTCAATGCCGCTTGAAATCCTGGCTTCCAGGCGCTTGGGTGCATGGTCCCCGTACATTTCGTTTAGCTCTTTGATTGCATAAATGCGGTCCGATAGCTTCCGTTTGGTAGAATTCCACGGGCCACCCTTAACGCTGGTCCCCTTTTCTTCGTCTGCAATATCAGCTTTTGCGATTTGTGACAGTATCCGAGCCCGTTCATCAAAGGAAATAATGGCTTCTTCCCTGCGGTCCGCCTGGAATTCCTCAATCATGGCCCTAATGCGGGGGTCTTGCATAAGGAGACAAGCCCTAGTCTTTGCCGTTTTCGCTGAAAACCCGGCTTTTATCGCGGCTTGGGTTCCGTTTGCATCTTTCAGGTAGTACAGAACGAAAGCTTTTGCTTTGTCAGAAAGCCCCTTTTTGCCCTTCTTATTGGATCCGGCCTTCCCTGCTTTCTTCAGTTGGGCGGCGCCGCGCTTAGATTTGGTTTGTTTCTTCATAGCCCCACGTTAGCAGATTGCCCACTGGTTGTCAATTAGCCGCTTCCTTCATGTAATAAACCATGCCGTCAACGTCCACGATGCAGCGCTGGCCGTCTTCCCTGGTCATATACGCCGTATTGTTGGCCTCAACCATGAAGCGGTGCAACTCAAAGAAGGCAATCCGCTGTTCCTGGGCCTTCGGCATTTCGGGTTTATCGGGCATTACCGCCTCTTTCTTACTTCCCTATTAACAATCTCAACCACTTCTTCCAGCGTGTTCGCGACGGCAATCTGGCCTCGCCATTCCTTGTGAAATATGGTTTCTGCTGGGGTAAGCTTCCGCGCTGAATGCGGTTTGTCCCCATCTTTCAATTCTATGAAGACGTTGACCCCGGCCCTTCCGGCTAAGAAATCCCCGCAACCGTCACCCACCATTGACAGGACGCAAACGCTCATTCCCAGCGCCCGCAACCCTTTTACAACGTCCGGCTGGTTAGCGTCTACCCGTTTGGCTGTCATTCTACTAATCTCCCTTATGCGGGTAATAATTAGCAGGGTCTTTGTAGATATAACAATCCCCCACGTCAATAACGTACCTGTGCCATGCCTGATGCTTGCCGCACCATTGCCGGAACTCTACCCAATCGTGGGGATAGGCGTTGTCGTCGGTCACTACCACGCCGTGGACCAGGTGGCACAATAGCCCCATGTTTTTAGCCCGGTCTACATAACGATCCGTACCAACGCGGCAATTACTGGTCACGCCCCCAGCCCGCGGATAGGCCACCTTCATAAGCAGAGTCTCATAGCGTCGGTCAATCTCAGGGAACAGCGTTGTAGAGCATCCAGTCATTGCCAGGAGTAGTATTGCCAGTGCTGTTTTCATTTCTTATCGCTCCTATCCGGTATCCTATGACAACCGCAACAGTAGCGCGGCTTTAGTTTCAGCGCAACCACGCAATTAAGTTTGCGGGGGCAAGCGGCTCTGATCTTCTGGCCCTGTTTGTTGTCTCGTTTCATATCATCCTTTCTCTGTCGCAATAGAGCGCGATTCAATCGGCTCGTAGTCTACGCAATATATACAGTCTTTGTCTTGGTGACAACCCGCCAGCAAATTGAGACAGCGCCCCTTAAACACGTTCCGTTCTTTCTTGTCTCGTTTAGTATTCATGTCATTCTGTCGGACGTGGTGGAGATTGTTTTAACGGGCAATCATCTTCCTTACATGCGCCACCTACGTTAGCAGGGCAGTTAGTGCAGTCATATCCATACTTCCCTTTACCCATAACTAAAGTCCTTTCTTTGTCG